CATATGTATGCAGTTTTAAAAGACCCTGTAGTAACCTGAACATCTAAATCTAAATTATCAACATCATCCCAATCCCAAGTTCCAGGTGCATTAGTATTTGAAGTTATATCTATATAATCTCCCCAAGCCTGCACAGCAGGTGGTTGCATTATTTGGGTATTATCATCACCATCACTTATTCCACCAAATACAGGTCTATATGTACAAGATATACCAATCTGAGAACCCCAATTCAATGATCTTATTTCTACTTTTGATATTGTTCCTAAATTAGTTCCTGCACAAGTATTCCCAGTACAAAGTTGAACTATATCTGTGTCCCACCAAGTGCTTGCATAAGTATCTTCACTCCCATCAACCATATTTGCTGGATTAGTATCCCACACTTCTCCCCCAGAATCATAAGCATTAAAAGAATAAGTTACTTCACTCATTATGTTACCGTATATCCTATTACACTAACTGCACAATCACCACTTGAACTAAGAATAACTCTTAATGATTCTGCTGAGTTACACACATAAGGATTAACCATACTAAATACAAAACCACCCTTTGTTGCAAGATAGGCTTTAGCAAATACAGTTGTCTCGCTTGCAAGGGATACATCCTTTGGTCCATCCACAGATATAACAGCATCAGTAACATATAAAGTATGTGCTCCAGATGCCTGAACAATAACCCCCCCTGCAGCACTAGTAGTAGCAACTACATATGCTTGAAATCTTGAATCATGAGAAATTACAAATTGTTCTGAACCTCCACCAACACCTATAGGCATTATGTACCTCCTTAATCTATCAACCCTTCTTTTTCTCTTTTAACAGGAACCCATTCTATCCTTTCAACCTTAGTAGTAAAGAAGTCAAGTTTTGGAACTCTTACAACTTGTTCTATTAACTTGTACTCTTTTAGGCTATCTAAATGAGCTTTTAACTTAGGCAACTCTGCGTTGAGTTTCTTTATCTCTTCAATGAAATTTTTAAATTCATCTATATTCTTAACACTATGTACCTCATATATTTTCTCATGTATAACTGGTTTCTCATAGGGTACTTCCTTAATAACAGGTCTTTCATAAACGTGGTCATGAAGAACTGGTTTTTCACACTGTACATCTACAGGATTATATCTAATAGTATTTTCATCCTGAACATTATACTTAGTAGTAAGTTCCTCTTTCGTATTATACTTAATGGTCTCTTTCTCTGTTATAACAGGCTTTTCATAATGAACTTCCTTAGGAACATATTCAAGCTTTGGAACTGGTACTGTGTATGTCCGTTCTTGCACTACAATGTCTTCTATTACTATTTGATGTTTAGCCTTAGTAATAGTTGATTTCGGTTTTGTTTCACTAGGTCCACTTATTCCATGTGCCATAATTCAGCCTCCTTAAGCTGTCTTTTTTAATCCTACAAACTCTGCGATTAGATATATATTCATTGCAACACTTGCAGCATTTGTATATGTAAATTTTACACTTTCTCCATTATTTACTAGCTCTGCTGCAGGAAAATCAAACATTATACTTGCATTTTTTCCTACATTGTTGATGTCCTCAGCAAGGATAGCTAGAACAGTTCCCGTACCTGAGGCATCATTATAATGAACGACTTTTATCGTATCCCCAGAACCATATTCATCTGGAGTTACAGATAAAGCATTCATAGCTGCTCCACTTGTATTGACTATAACAGAACTGTAATCAGCAGCTGCAGAACTTACTACACATTTATATCCCTTGTAATACCCCCCACCTACTTTTATTCTTTTAGTTAATGCCATCAATTCCTCCTTTTCATAAGTTCAAATTTTGAACTTACGTATGCTTTATTTCCCATAGAAAATTAAGTAATTTCCACCACCAGAATCCGTAACACTAAGTCCACCAGTACAAACTACAGGTACAGGTGATTGAATTACTATGAAACCACCAGCATCAGTACTTCCTAAAAATACACGTCTAGCACTATCTGCTATTGTTATTGTGCAGGCAGCACTTGCAAATGCGTGCATGCCCATAAATGAACAAGCTGTAGTTGATAATACTACACTTGCTGAAGTAGTATAATGACATATTGCATGTTCTCCTTTTACCATTTTAAGCCTCCTTATTCTGTATATCCATATAATGGATCACTTACTCCACCATAGGGGTCGATCCAAGGTTCCCCAGATGTATATTCCTCGTCTCCTTGTGGGTCAGCTTGGGGTTCCCAATCTATATCACCAGTTGACCGTACTGCATCTCTCAATTGACCTAGAAATTTAGCATACCATATCTTAGCGTCAGAATATTCTTCTAATGCAAAGTATGTTTCAAATATCCCTGTGGTTATAATTAACTGGTCTTTATTAAGAAGGTCTGAGGATTGAGTACCACTGCTAAAGTCGGTAGCCCATTGAGGATATCTTATATATAGGGTATAAGCAGCATCAGGAATTTTAAAGAATTCTATATTGTCACCATCTCGCATATAGATAGATGGTCTTCCACCTGAATATTGTGCAGGATAGGGATACTTAGTATCAAACTTACGAGTACTCCATCTAGTAATTTTCCTAGAATATGCTCCATCGATTAGTCTAATGGAACTTATATCTTTAGGACGGGTAAGTCCGAAGTTAGATGTGCCTGCACTAAAGGGATATCTCTTAATGCCTGATACAGTTTTAGGAGTTTCAGTTAACACATTAAGCTCATGGAAACTATAAAAACGAGCAATCCGTTTCTGAGCCCAATTAAGATAGTTCCTAACTCTAGTTTCAAGAGATGCACCAGAAATAGAACTAGCACTTACTCTTTTACCAACTGTATCACATATCTCTGTTACAAATTCATCACGTGTTAATGCCATAACTTACTCCTCCAAACTATCTAAGTTAGTTTGTACTCTCTTCCACCTATCATACACCCCACCTAATTTTCTTTCCTTGAAAACTTTACCTAATCTTTCAAGTTCTATTTTTAAAGCTTCCTTGTTATTAGTTCTTAATGCATCCCCAAAGTGGTCATCAAAACCATCAGGACTAAATTGATATCTCACAGTAAGCATTGCATCTCTAATTCCTTGAGAACTTTCTGGGTATTCCTTACTCATTGCTGTGCGTCTTAAATTTACATCATACTTTAACAAGGTACGTCTTTCTTTCTCAGTAAGATTTTCCTTGTCTTTAAATCCAAGTTGAGCTGCTAAAATAGAATATTTTGCCTCACCTTCTATAAGATGACCATAGCCTATAGCTTCTTTATTTACACCAGGATCAATATATCTCTTAGGTCTAGAACCCTCTGAACTTCTTAGTTCATTTGTATAAGGATATTCTCCTAAGGCTTGAGTATAATTATTTGCCATAGCAATTACTCCAATATATAGGGAGAACAGTACTATTAATGAAACTGCTCTCCCATAGTTTAAACCCTTACGCATTAATTTGAACCCAAGTACCAGCAGCTGCAGTAGCTGTACATAAAAACCAATCACCTGCAGAACTATCTAATACCATTTGACCCAACACATAATTAACTGAACCTAATCCTGTTCCTGTAGAGGTTACAGAAAGAGTAGAAAGTGGGTTATTCCTACCTCTAAAAACCTTGTCTTTTAAATTCTTTCTTAAATTTCCTGGTGTTGCCATTTTAATCCCCTCCTACTTTTTAACCATAGTACCAAGTTTCTTTCTCTTAGTACGTTCCATAAACCTTATCTTTTTAATTTCTTTACCTTTAGCTCTATTCTCTGCCTCTTGCAATTTTATTGCCATTAGTGCTTCATGTCTTCTCATTTCCTCAGGAGTTAAATTGATTATATTATCGGTGTTCTGTTGAGCCTTTATTAAGCCCATCTGTACCCAAAGTGGTTGATTCTGTTTAGTAATACCCCTATGGTTTAACCATACATCAAAGTGAGCAAAATATTCTCTTTTCTTAAAGAGCATTCTATCAGCAAACCAACTGTCTGTGGGTGCTTGATTGTCTGCACTAAACCAAGGTTTCTTCATACCTTTAAAGACGGATGTTTTAATTAAAGTAAATCCAAATGGAACAAGATCGACCTTCTGAAGTCCCTTTCTTTGCTCAGGTGGTACTTCATATAATCTTGCTGGACCTTTAAGAATAGGTTGGTCTGCAACCTTGGTCTTAGTGTCATATCTTCTAAATGCACACATAGCATAAGGGAAACCTGATGTATGCATAACACCTGCAACTACATCCTTATCCGCATCTAACAAGGTTAAAAAGTCTTTTACAGTTACATCATAGATATCATCATCCATCAATAATAAGTGAGTACATCCACTATCTACTGCCATCTGTGCTAAAGTTTCCTCTGCCTTATGCACTGGTACACGATACATAAAATGATACCCAATATGGAACTTTCTACCCTTGTGTTGATATGTCATAAGGTCAGTCCAGAAATTTAAAAAACTCTGGGCAAACTCATGTGTCCACGCAAGTATTGGTACGCCTATTAAAATCTTAGGCATTATTACTTCTTCTTTAACCTTAGTTTTCTGTGCTTTCGCCATTTTTACTTCTCCTTTTTTCCCCAATTTTAATGGGGTTCAAGGGAGCAGGGATTAACCTGCCCCCAAGTTATTTTTAATATAATAGAAACTTCTACTTACGGTGCTAATGCAATAAAGGCAATTCCGCCTCTAGATGCTACACTTCCAGTTGTTAACATGACTCCAGCATACCTATAGGTATCTAGGATAATGGTAGCTTGTCCAGCAACAAAACTGAACGCAGCACCAATTGCCATAGCCGAAGCTACATTAACGTAGGCTGGTCCCCATGTTTGTCCCCAGAAGTAATCGCCTTTTGTAGCATTAACAGGAGATATAGCTACGGGTAACTGTCCAGTGGCTGTTGCTACACCTACCTGATAGTACAGGTTCTGGTATAGTACAGCAAAATCAGTTGATTGTACTGCTGCTACCAATGGGTCATACAGGATAAATTCTCCTGTAGTTGAAGCTGCCATTGCAGGATGAGATTTAATTCGGTACAAATACCCACCTGCGTTCGTTCCACCAGTATGAGCTGTTCCATGGTCTACTGCAATATAGCCCTCTGCAAACTCGTTTTTAGCACAAGTACCTGCTGCGTTATTGTCAAGCGTAATTCTCTTACCGCCAGCAGCACCTGTACCACCCGTAACTGTAATCATAGTGCCTGCTCCAGTAGATGCAGAACCTACTATAGTTACAGCTTGACGAGCTTTAATAGCATCATTAGATTTCATATATCTAAAGACTCTATCACCAACTACTCTTCTTGAGCCCAACTGGGCTAATTGTACTGTGGAAGACTTATATACAGACTGTCCACCCTGCGGGAGTACACTTTGATCCCCTCTCCAGTTTACTTTTCCACTCTCATCTACTTCACCTTGTTGTCTTGTCGTAATATCTGCCATTCTTCTACCTCCTTAGGTTTTTTGCTACCTCTACTCTTATTGGCTTAAGAGCGAAAGTTACGCTGCTTGTCCTGTAACTACTGAGTGACATCTACGTTTGTCCACCCATACTTGTCCACGTTGTACGATCTGTGTAACCATATCTTCGTATTGGTTAGGAATTCTCTTCCAAGGTCCCATAACCATGTTAACAGAAGGGTCTATGGAAAAACCAAGATGCCTACGGTCTAACATGTAAGTATAACCAGTGGTACATAAAGGACTCCAAATCCATATTCTTCCTTTAAAAGTTATATGGTCTAAGCCTAAATCCACGGCTTCCTTATTTACAACTTGTACTCTCTCCAGAGCTTCTGCTTCGCCTAGTTCATGAGTTGTTTGGTCACTAACTAATAGGTCAATATGTCCCCAACGCTGTGCGGTATTCATTGCATTAGTAAGATCGCTTTCACCGTATACCGAGAAGGCTCCACTTGAAGTCTTCTGTTGGTTACGCCAGTAATAATTCCCAGATTCATCTACTGCGGTACTCTGGTTAATACCATGGATAACTGTGCTTGTGCTAGGTGCAGCGTCTACTAGATAAGGTAAGCCATTGTAGTCATCTACGGTTGCTCCACCTGTATCTTCCCATAGGGCATTCTCAACTTTTTCTTGTAATGTATCCCGTACGGTATCCAACTTCGCTGTCATCTGTTTAATGTGCCTAGTGATACTCCCACCATTAGTCTTATCATCTACCCAATACCTTACAACCTGGTCACCCAAGTTTTTCCAGTAGTCATAGACGATAGTTAATGGATCGAAATCAGTAATGGTAAATGTCGCACCCTTTCCAAAGAACTTGGAAGTAGTGGTTTTTTTAACCCTCAATGGGATTTCAAGTCTACGTCCATCCGTAGCCTCATATTTAATCATCCCTTTGCTCTTCATAAGGAGCAAAAGTTTATTCTCTTCTATAACCTGGTCAACCGTAGTAGGTCTACGCTTTGCCCAAGTAGTAGTGTACAGTGTATTTAGATATTCTGTCAATGTTGCCATGATAAACTCCTTCTATTTTTAAGAAGGAAAAACTTTATGCACTAGGTAAAGGTCCAAGCTTCTCAGCTGTTTCTTCTGCAGCTTCATGAGCAGCAGCGTCTCCATCAATCTTTTCATTAGATGTATATGTGCCTGAATCTTGTCCAGGTTTTAATCCACCACTCATGGAATTAAGCTTTATCTTTTCCTCTGCAGTGGGTTCTTCTTGTAGAGACTTAACATACTTTTTAGCTCCGTCGTAAAGTTCCTGGAGATTCATATCTTTGTTTTCAGCCTTAAGGGATAATCCATACATAGCAGGTCTAAACTTTTCATAATCTGTATGAGTTATAGAAAAACGTGCAATTTCGCGTTGCCTAGCTGATTCAGTTTGAGTCTTTCTAGTAATCTTATCCTTTTCTATAGTTTGATTGATTTGGTCTAATGCAGTCTTAGTTGCAAGCTCAAAGATTTCTTTCTTAGACATTTTCTCAAACTTCTCATCAGGAATAGCTTCTTCCTTTTTAATTTCCACATTAGGTTTATCCTTCTTATCTAGAAAATCCATATAATCCTGACTAAAGATTTCAGCTCTTGCATCGTCTAAATCCTTCTGATATTTGTCCCTCTCTCCAGAAACTTTATCAAAGTCTACCTTTGATATTGTTTCTCCTTCATTTTTACTCTCATCGCCCTTTTTTATATCATCATTTTCCATCGCCTATACCTCCTTCAGGTTTTTCTGCTTTCGCAGGATCGAGTTTTGGCTCAACTCGTATTTGTTTATATCGCCGTCTACGGTAAGCTTTTGATATTGCATTGAATGCAGAACGTACTAGTCTCCCTGACCATTGTCCAGTAAAGGAAACATCTGCTCTAACACCAGGTGCAAACGTTAGGAATAACGTTTTAGTTTCCATCGCCCTATCAATAGGACTGCCACTTAGTTCTTGACTAAGCTCCCTCGCAGTATGTGTTTGTTCCACCACTTTGTCTGTGGATGCGTTATCACTCATAAAATCCTCCTTATCTTAGATTCTTCTTTATGGGTACTTTTACATCATCACCCATTATAAGACCTCGTTTATTCAGCTCTCTTTTAAACTCATCTTTATCTTTACAGAATACAGGGTCTTCACCTAATCCAAAGTGCCAACCATGATATCCTTTATTTGCATTTCTCCTTTCAATGTTTCTTCCTCTTAATTCCCTGACTTTCTTATTCTTAGCTAGGTAATTATCATATTCTGCATCAGCTAAGTCCTTTCTCATAAATCCTCCTATACAAATTGTGGAAAGTTTTTCATTTGAGTTCCTACGAAGTCCATGAATTCCATGGGTTTCTCAGGACTGCGTCCTGCACCTTCTCCAGGAAAAGCTAACTTAGGATCAAGCCAATCAAACTTAGATGCAAATACCTTCATCATATATTGCATATCAGTACCTGGGACTTTATTAGCTAATGCCATGAACTCTAACATCTCATTCCTAGTTGTTCTCTTATCTTGAGGTTGACCTTCCTCTGGGTTTATCCTATAATGATATTCACCTTTAATTTCCTTACCAGAAAATTTAACCCAGTATCTAGCACCATCTGGACCTACAACATCAATCACTCTACGAGCTGACCAATTCGAGAATACTATTTGGTTATACGACCTAATTATCGACTCAAGATGGTCTGCTAATGCATCACGTCTTTCATCTATTCTTATCATTGAAGCAGCTCGTACAGTCTCTACCTCATGAGCAGTTCTACGTCCTGAAGGGGCTTCAAACGCACCTGCTTGATTTCTACTAAATCCCATTTCTTCTCTAGTGTCTTCTCTTACTTCCCTAGCTGCTATACTAAAGTCAGGGGGTACGTGACTTTGTAGTAATGCAACAGCTTTTCTTATATCTCCATTTAGACCTACATCTATTCCAACAGCAGCCTTTACATCTTCATCTAGTAATTTAGAAAGCTCATCTTTATTTATCCCCTTATCATATAAGACCTTAAGTATAGCTACTCTTCTATGTTTCTTTGCCATTGTTCTTATATCATTAATTTCCTCTTGTCTGGGTTTTACTATCCTAGCATCAGGAACCCACCAAAAATGATCTGGGTCTTCATTGAACCCTAGGACCTTTGCAGGCAAACCTTCAGTTTGTAAATAATCAAATTCATCCCGTAAGTATTTAGGATGATCCAAAGTAAGTGTAAACACCTTACCACTTCTTTGGTCATGATACTCCCACAGTTCAACCCATTCCTCTTGGTTAATAGTAGGGAATTGTGAAGTTGGACTCTTCTCTGGAGCACCATCATGGGAACCTTCTAACTTACTTCTATAGGGACCTTTTAAGTTCTTTGTGTTCATGAACTTAGGGTCTGCTTTACAATCTTTAAGAATTCTCATTTTTCTAAATGCAAACCAAGGTGATGTTCTCCAAGTGCTTGTTCCCCATGGGACTACAAAATCCTCAGGATTACATCTTAAGAACCAAGGCATTCCAGGCTTAACATTATTATTATATTCAATACGTTCGCCCTTTTTACTGAATGCACTTAAACCAGAATCTTGAGATTCCTCTGAGGTAATTTCAGGGTTAAAGCCATATTCACTATCATATCCTAGTATCCCTGGACCTCTACCTGAGAAGAAGCAATCCATAACACTAGATTTAAGTTCCCTTTTTAATCCAGTTTCATTTATAAGATAGTTATCTAATCTCTCAAGTAATAGTGCATGCATACCAAACCCTGGCATGGTTGGCATAACGGATACCCTAGGGTTTCTAAAATACACTTGAGGAACTATAGAACGTGCTATAGAAAACATTATATTAACAGGAACAATACCTTTATTCCAGAATCCACGGTACATATTTTTATATGTTTTCCAGGATTTACTTTGCCCATATAAGGTACGGTAACGAATACCCTCTCTTATACTTTCCTGCATTTGTTGCAGAGTTTTATTTACTGTACCTACACCACTACTATCCGCCATGAGCCTCCTTTAATCGTTTCAGTTTTTCCTCTTTATCATTTGGAGGAGTTATACCTCTTTTTCTAAGGGATTCCCATTTCATTCTCATTATCTTTTCTCTAACTCTTTTATTCATGTTTTCCTTTTTATATTTTCAATTTTTGAACTTACGAAAAACCTTGTTCCCAATCATCTGCAGCAACCGTTAATTCCGTTTGCTCTTCAGTATATGGACTATTAACTACACTTGGATTACCAAAGTTATCTCTACCTTTTGTCTTGTCATGAGCCCAACTAAGGAAATCATCCATCTTAGTTTCATATTTAAAATTGATTGCTCTAGGTCGTACATTATCTGAAATAATCTTTCCAGGTCGAGCTATTTGGATTTGATATGCAAGGGTATCTAATATGTCCTTCTTACACATTTTATTATTAGGAACATAATCTGTGTATTCCTCGATGAATTCCTTATGGTCTGGTTTGCAATGTAATGCAAAGTTTGATGCTAAAGGTTCTATTGCTCTTATCCTAAGTTCCTTATGTATATTACCTTCAGGTTTTATTCCCCTAATGTTCATCCGAGGTACCTTACCCTCATCCATATATTCCCTTGCAAAATGCCCTATTGCTTTTTGATAGTATATATCCTCTATTCCAATTTTCTCTGGTTTAAATATTTTCCAATGCTTAGCCATTGTCATTATAACTTCCGAAGGGTCTAAACGACCTACATCATAATGTAATATCCAACAATGATGTTTATCGTCCCAAGCGCAGGTAAGTACAACAGTATTGCAATCAGATTTACGCTTGGTGTCTGTCCATTCAGCCAAATCAACAGTTGTGAATATCCTAACTGTCTTAGGAATTTCTTCACTAAATTGGTATAATTGTAGCCAGGATTTTTCAAATAACCGTTCTTCATGAGATGTTGGTGTTAATAAATATTGGGTTGCGAATATGTATGGACCTTGAGCTGCTCGTATAATCTTAAGTTGGTCTATATCATAGCATGATTCCCATTCTGGTTTACATAATTCCCAATCACCTTTTTCTTTTAGTTCATCTAGGTCAACAGCACCCCTTATGAAACGTTCATAAGATGGTTCATTTTCCCATATATAATTTATAAGGTCTTTCTTTGCCCATCTTGTTCCTGCATTATGAATATGTGTATGTCGACCTGGAACTAACAATGATGTAACTAACTTATGCCAACCTATTGCTTTCTCTATATCATCTCTATCAGGTTGTAACTCACCCTCGCTGAAATCATCTTTCTTTGCATATATTAAATCATCTTCTATAACTATATCATAATGACGAGATACTGACGCTCCACCTATGCCTGCAGTTTCAAATGTACTCTCGGTGAAATCATCATTTCTATGGATACACGCAGATTGATTAGACCATTTAACCCTATTAAAGTTATGGGGGATAACCTCTGGGAATAACATCTGCATAACTCTATTAGATTCATAGGTCTTACGAATAAGGCTTATCATCTTTTCCGCATTGGTTATAACATACGATGCAATGAGTACCCTCATATCAGGACCAAGTTGCCAAAACTTATCTTCCCAAGCTTTAGCATAAGGGAATTCATTTTCCTCTGTCCTAGGAAGTGTTACCCATGTTGGATATGCTATGCTACCAATCCAAGTTTTTACGAAAGAACGAGGCATCGTTGCCTGTTTTCTTTGAGATGGACTTGATAAGAAATCACAGTATTTTCCATGTAAAGAATCAATTATATCATCAAATCCCATTACCGCTTTACAATAACAGAATAAGTTACTCAGACATTTCTGTCTTAATACTGACCTTTGTTGCTCGGTCATTTTTACTAGGTTCAACATCACCTGCTCCTAAGTTTGG